GGACAACCTGCCCGAATGGGTCGAGCAGTACCGGATCAATGTGAAGCTCCTGCGCGAGCAGCCGATCGCGCAGGGCGAAGGCTTTCACCAGCGCATGGCGGGATATTACGCGCTGCTGATCACGACCGAGCAGCTCTTACAAGAGATCGGCATCGGTCACGGCGGCGTGACCATGCTGCAGGCCTTCACACACGGCGAGCGGCGCGACGTCGTGCTCAGTGCCGCAGAGCGCGCACGCGTCTTGGTAGAAGACTGGGTGATGTCAGATCCCGACGCTTTCCCCGAGCTCGGTATGTCGTCAGACGGGAAGCTTTATACGCCGCCGTCAGCGGCACGCGGCGGCACCACTGCGCGCGCGGGGTTTCGCTTCGCAGGCACGATTTACGTCATTCCTAGCAAGTTCGAGCAGCTATGCGCAAAGCACAGACTTTCAAATCGCACGGTGATAAGGGAATGGGTGCGCCTTGGCTGGTCGGAAGTCGAGCCACGGCACCTAGGCTGCCGGCTCCGCTTGGACGGTGGGCGGCCTTGGTTTGTGAAGCTAGGCTCGATAATAGATTCCAGCGACGACGACCCATAGTTGACAAAAAGTGTACCCAGTGGACCCGGGGTGATCCCAGCCAAACGCAGCGAACGTCGAGGTTCATGCGGGTGGGATCACTGGGATCACTGGGATCACTCCAAAACGCCTTAACGCGCGACAACAATCATCGTGCGTCGCAGTCGGAGCGCACGATCAAGTGCGTCCTCACACGTGCGTGTAGAATTAGTGATCCCAGTGATCCCACCTCTAATTACTACGATCTAACTATACGTGATGGTTCAGATCAGCCCGGGATCACTGCTGGGATCACTCCGGGATCACTGGGCTCACTTTCCCCAAAACGCGGCACGGGGAAACCCCGATGACACGCCGCGCCGTTGTCGCTTCTAGGACGTTTTTGACCGGCTCGGCTATCGCGTCCCGTGAGCCGGAGAAAATGTCCATTCGGCCAACGCTGGCCGTCAGCGCTGAACACGGGCCCTGCAATACCGCGATCGGTGAGGTGCTGGGCTACCGATGGGCGTGGCTGCGGCACCTGCCCGTGCCGTGCAGCCTGGTCTGCAGGGCTGGCAAGGCGTCGGTGTGGCTACGCACGGCTCGCGAAGCACCGCCCGCGCCCCCCGAGTCCGTGAGCTTCGCGGGGCTAGAGCTCGCGGCCTTGGGCGTCGCTGCGGAGCTCGGGCGGGCCTACCCGCAAACCCTGCGCGTGTGGGTCGAGCTCCGCAGGTCCGGACGGCTGCCGTCGCTGACCGTGGCTGACGCCATGGGTGACACGGCCAATGCGCGGACGGCTTGGGCTGAAAGCTGGACGTGTGGACAGGTATTGCGCCGGCTTGGGCTAGCGCTTGACGGGATGAGGCTATGAAGCAATCGAAAACGCATCGGGCCGCCAAGGCCGCTAGCCGCCCGCAGGCGGTCCGCAGACGTGTTGCCACTGGCTCGAGGCGTCTGCGCCGTCGCGAGCCGACACGCGCACAGCTCGTGCAACGGCGGGGCTATGCGGCGCGACCGTGGCGCTGTGCCGTGCTCGCCGTGGACACCGCCGGGCGGTCCGGATGGTCTTTCCGCGTGGCAGGCGTTCAGTCTGCTTTCGGGGAAGTCGAAACCAGGGACGGTGAGTCTGTCGCCCACATTGTGAGGTGGGCGGAGCAAGAGTCTCACAACCTCGACTTGGTGCTAGTGCTCGAGGCCCCCTACGGCGGCGGACGCGAAATGCTGCTCGCGCTCGGGGCCGCCCGCGAGCGCTGGGTCGCAGCGTGGCGGCAGGCCGGCTTGTCAGAAAAACGCATCGTGTCGATCATGCCGTCCAGGTGGCGGCGCTTCGTGCTCGGGCCCGCGTACGTGCGTATGCAGCGCGACGATATCCGCGCCGCAGAGCAGGAGCTCGCCGGGCGGATCGTGCAGGAAAAGACGGCGGCGGATGAGTCGGCGGCGATCCTGATCGGCATCTGGGCCGAGCGCGCGCCCGAAGTCGGTGAGGCGTTGGGGGCTGCAGCCGAGCAGCTAGGCGAGCGCGAGGCCACGCTTCGGTCGTGGGGGGCGTTGCCGCATGCATCCGGCACCGACTCGAGCGGCACCGCTCGAGCTGCCAACGTGCAAGCCGACACGGATGCACCCGTGCAGCCCAGCACGCCGGCAAGCGTGCCGGTGAGCACGGGTGCAAGCGTGCTCATGAGCAGCCCCGTGCGCGAGCTCGAGGCCGTATACGCCAAGGCCGCCGCCGACAAGCGCGCGGAATGGTCGCAGTGGTACACGCCGCCCTGGCTTGCAACGCAGCTGTGGGAGTGGGCGAGCCGCGGCGGTCGGCCGGTGGGCAGCGTGATCGAGCCGTCGTCAGGGGAAGGGGCGCTGATCGTGCCGATCCTTGCCGAGCCGCGCGGCTGCAAGGCGATCACGTGCGTGGACATCGACCCGATCAACGTGCGGCGGCTCGCCAAGGTGTGCCGCGAGCGGCAGGTGCCCGCGGGCCTCGTAATCACGGCGCACCACGGCGATTTCATGTGCGGCAAATCGGCCGTAGACGGCGCGATGTTCGACCTGTGCTTGATGAATCCACCGTATGAAAATGGGCAAGCCGAAGACTTTATTTTGCACGCGCTCACGATGGCGCGGCGCGTGTGCGGGATTTTCAAAGCGTCGATCCTGCACGGTCAGGAGCGGTACGCGACGCTATGGGAGCACGCGCAGACGACGCGCGAAGTGCGGCTGAAAAAGCGGCCGTCTTTCGGCAAGTCGTCGCGCGGTACGAAGTCGCCGAAAAACGATTACGTCGCGCTTGAGATCGTGCTGCGGCCGGCTGATGCGCCGGCCGGGGAACGCATGGTCGAGGTTGAGTCGTGGGGATGACACTGCTCGCGCTCATCGGCGTGTCACCGCTGCGGGCGATGCTGCTGCGCAAGCGGATCGGCATGTGGCGTCACCACGCCGCAGACGCGCTTGCACGCTGGTTGTTTGGCGAGCCGATGCCGCGGACGGCTGCGGGGCTGTGGCGCGTGTCGAGCTGGTTCGACGGTGAGCGGTGGATTGCGTACGTGTGGCGCGGCGACGAGTGGCACGGGGCAGGGTTTGGCCTGCACCGCGACGACGCACTGCGCGACGCGATCAGTGAGGCGCGGGGGAACGTGCGCAAACGGCGTGTGGGTCGAAAAAGCGGAGCGAATACATGATGAAACGCGCGGAAAACGCACCGGAAATTAAAGCACTCGAAACCGTGTTTGCCGGTTTCGAAGCGATGCTGACGTATCTGCTCACTCGTGAGCGGGCGGCGCATCGTGAAAGTGACCCAGCGCCGCTGACGCGAGCGGGGCTGTACACCGCGGCGTCAGTGCTGACGCTAGCTGCGGAAGTCGCGAAAACGGCTAAGGGGCGCGACCATGGTTGACACCGCCGCCGCCGAATGGGTCGATCCGTCCACGCTCAAGCCGTGGGCCAAAAACCCGCGGAAAAATGACGGCGAACCAGTGGTCAAGGTCGCCGAGTCGATCAAGCGTTTCGGCTTCGCATCGCCGATCGTCGCTCGCCTCGAGACGCGCGAGATCATCGCGGGGCACACCAGGTGGAAGGCCGCGCAGTCGCTCAAGCTCGACCGCGTGCCCGTGCGTTTCGTCGATCTGTCGGAGCGTGAAGCGCACCTGCTCGCGCTCGCTGATAACCGGCTCGGCGAGCTCGCCGAGTGGGATACGCCCGAGCTCCACGACCTGCTGCGGTCTTACGACCTTGGCGATCAGATGCTCGCCGGTTGGGGCGACAAGGATCTGCGCGAGATGGAACGGCTCATTAGGTCGAACGGCGACCTAGCCGACGACGACGCGCCGGCACCACCTGAGACGCCGATCACGCAGCCGGGCGATCTGTGGCTGCTCGGGCGGCATCGGCTCGTGTGCGGGGATGCGACGGATCCGAAGGTGGTGCAGCTCGCGCGGGCGAAACTCGAGCCGTTTTTGATGGTGACGGATCCGCCGTACGGCGTGGAGTACGATCCAACGTGGCGGAAGGCTGCCGGACTGAATAACTCGCAACGCATGGGCAAAGTCGAAAACGACGATCGCGCATCGTGGCCTCAAGCATACAAACTGTTTACGGGCGTGGTCGCGTACGTATGGCACGACGCGAAAAGCGTCGCGACCGTTGCAAACGATCTGCTTGCCGTGCCGATGCGCTTACGCACGCAGCTCGTATGGAAGAAAGACAGGAGCGTGATCGGGCGCGGTCACTACCATTGGCAGCATGAAACGTGTTGGTACGCCGTGCGTGAGGGGCACTCCGCACGCTGGGCAGGCGATCACACGCAGTCGACCGTGTGGGACATCTCGAATCGGCCGACTGATCCCAAAGACGAAACCACGCACAGCGCGCAAAAACCGATCGAGTGCATGGCACGCCCGATCCGCAACCACGGCAAGGCCGGCGACGTCGTTTACGATCCTTTCTGCGGTAGCGGGACCACGCTGATCGCCGCCGAGCAGCTTGATCGCACGTGCGTCGCGCTCGAGATTTCGCCCGCGTACTGCGACGTGATCGTAGAGCGCTGGCAACGCGTCACGGGGCACAAGGCGCAGCGGCAAACCAGTTAGGGGGCTTGGCATATGGCGGCGTTAGATCTAGGGCTGGATTTTGAGAAGCTTGCCGAGCTCATCACCCAAAAACTGCTGAATCGAGTGGAAGGACACAAAAGTATGTCAGACGAAAAAGAATTGCAGACCATCACGGCGGCGGATGTCGGGACGCTGCCGCCCGCACCACCGCCGCAAGCATCCGCGATGAAAACAGACGCGGAAATCTGGGCACTGACCGAGCGCATGCAAGCGGAGATCGCGCGCGAAATCCGCGTGATGCTCGGCGAGGAACAATACGATCAGCGGATCTTCACCGAGGCCGAAAGCGCGCGGCGCATCGAGGCCTTGAAGCTATGCGCGGCAAGTGAGGTGCCGCACGCGCTGCGTCACGAGGCGTGGCGCGACATGCACTACGCGCAGGGCTGGGAGTACGGCGAAACGCTCGACCCAGCTAACAAGCTGCATCCTAACCTGCTGCCGTGGAATGATCTGCCGTCCTCGACGCGCAGCAAGGCGAAGATCTTCGACATCTGCGCGCGGTATGCGGCGCAGCTCGTGGGGGGCGAACATGTCGGAGAATGACAACAAGGTGTACTTGGGCGATTCCGTTTACGCGGCATTTGACGGCGATCGGATCACGCTCACCACTGAAAACGGTTTCGGTGCGACGAACACGATCGTGATCGAGCCGGAAGTTTACCAAGCGCTCTTGACTTGGGTCGGAGTACTCCGACAGCGCAGGAAGGCCACGCAGGCACCACCGACCGAGGGCTAGGCCATGGCATCGAAGCGCGGACGCGGACAGCCGACCAAGCTAACCAAAGAAGTGCAGGAGCGGATCGTGAGTCAGATCCGTATCGGCGGCTTTCTGCGCTACGCGGTCGAGGCCGGCGGCATCGGTTATACGACCTTCCAGAACTGGCTGCAGCGGGGCGAGAAATACGAGGCCGGCGACGGGCCCGAGCGCGATCGGCCCTACTTCGATTTCGCGACCGCGGTGCGTCAGGCCCAAGCACAAGACGCGCTGCGCATGCAGTCGATCATCACGCGTGCGGCCGTGGGCGGAGACTGGAAGGCCGCGTCGTGGTCGCTCGAAAAGAAGTACCCGCACGCGTACGGCCAGCAGCCGCAGGGCGGGGCGTCGATCACGATCCGCGGCGGTGGCTCGAGCGGCTCGAGCGGCGGCACCGACGACAGCGTAGCGCGCGTCGAGTTTTACCTGCCCGACAACGGCAGGCGACCGGATGAGCCGGGCGCGCAGAGCAACGGCAATGGAAATGGGCACATATGAGCGCTCCTGCCGTAGCTTTCGATCGATGGCGTGCCGCCATGGCGGGGCGTTTTCCCGAGCTCGGAACCACGTTTGCGCAAGAGCTACTGCGCACGTTGTTTCTTGCATACATGACGCGCAAGGTCTGCGGCCACAAAGACCCGCGAGTGTTCGTATACACGGGCACATTTGCAACGGTTTGGCCGCACGATGCGGTCGAGGCCGAATCGCTTGTCAGGCTCGGGTCACGGTTGCGCTGGCAAGTCGGGCGCTGGACGTTCGGCGGCCTGTGGGTTTGGGAAGTCGGCGCCGACTACATAGTGATTACGCTTGGCGATGCGTTTGACTATCTCGAGCCGAATGGAAAGGGGCACTGACATGGGCAGGCGTGATTTCGTCGACTCTGACACCGGCACGGCCGTGATCGACCGCGCGGAGTGCATCGCAGAAACCGGGATCGCGATGCTGGTGCGGTATGCGCCGCCTAACAGGCTGATCCGCACGGTGTGGATCCCCAAGTCAGTCGTGCACGACGATTCCGAGGTGTTCGACAGCAAGCACAACGCGCGCGGCAAGCTGGTGTTGCAGGGGTGGTGGGCTGATCAAGAGGGGCTGACGACATGAGCAAGCGCACCAAGGTGCCAGTGAGAAAGCGTGCCAAAATACCAGTGAGAAAGAGTGCGGATGCGTCTGCGCGTGATCTACTGCCTAAGCTTTTGGACATAACCCAAAAGACCCGCACCTTGCTGGGTCGTGAGTTTGCCGCGACGGTGCATGCGGATGCGCGGACGAAACGAGATCTGCGAGCCGTTGTCGACGTCGCGATCCTGGGTTTTCTGCAAAGGCTTGCCGGTTTACGCACTGCTGACGAAAGCGAGAGCTGCTTCAGCAGCGCATTGCTTGCGTGTTCACGTACCGAGAAAGGCACCCATCAGCCAGTGCCAGAATGGCCCAACATGGTGGATGCGTCCCGCGTATATCTACGCACGCTGCCGCGAGACTTGCGCGCGATAGTCCAGGAAATGCGTCAGGAATATACAACCGAGGTGAAGCGAAATGGTCGAACCCCGGACATGCACTGATGACAGCCCTAGCCCCCGTAACACGCATCGGCCCGCAGCCCGGATCGCAGGAGCGATTCTTGGCATCGTCGGCCGACATCGTGTTTTACGGGGGCGAGGCCGGCAGCTCGAAAACCGCAGGCCTCGTGCTCGAAGGCCTACGCTGTCACGACGTGCCACGCAGCGGCGGGATCATCTTCCGCCGCACGTCCCCGCAGCTCGAGGGGCCCGGCTCGCTGTGGGAACTCATGCGGCAGTGGTATCCGGCACTAGGGGCGCGCTGCACTGAATCGCCGATGTTCCGTGCGACCTTCCCAAGCGGCGCGACGGTGCAGCTAGGACACCTGCAGTATGAGACGTCCAAGACCGCGCATCAGGGGAAGGGCTACAGCTTTATCGGTTTCGATGAACTCACGCACTTCACCGAGGGTCAGTTTTGGTATTTGTACTCGCGCTGTCGTTCAACGTCAGGCGTCAAGTCTTACATACGCGCTACGATGAACCCGGATCCGGATTCATGGGTCAAGACCATGATCAAGTGGTGGCTCGACAAGCGCGGCGAGTACGCACGCCCCGAGCGC